CGCACCAGATGATCATGGAGCGTATGCAAGAAGAGATTGACGAACTACGCCAAGCACTAGAGGAGAAGAGCGATGGCCAAACAGCAATCAAAAACACCTGAACCTTTGTACAAACAAGTTGTTCCAAAGGAAGACCGTGGCAAGACTGTGGTGAGCAAATATTACCGAGTACCACAAAACCAAAGTGGTCTGGGACATTCGATGCACCCGTATTTGATTGAGTGCAACCTACGTATCGACTTTGCTTTAGATGGTGGTATTTATAAAGTTGAGTGGTCAAACACCCCTATAAAGGAGGAGTCCAATGCAAACAATGCTTGAGCAGAAGATACAGAACGGCACCTATTGGACTGGTGCTGCGCTCGGGGCCATGGTCATGCTGCTGGTGGTCCTGGTCTTTGACCGGCTGACCGCTTCCCCAGATCCGAGCTCGATCCGTATGCCGCGTGATGTAGTCGAGGCTTACCGCATGGGGATCAAGGATGCCATGAAGACCAATCCCCCGAGTTTGGAGTTAGAACAGGTCTGCATGAACATGTGGGCTGAACGTCAACCTGTGAAAGATTAATTGTTGCGTGCGACCAGCGGGCGGTGTCGTGGGTTTTTGAACTTTTCCCCCAAATAACACCCGCAGCGGGGGCCTGGGTTTCCTCGGATACCTTTTCTCCTGGGTGACCCCGCACTTATTCTTAAACCTGTGAAGGAGTGAGCATGGCAGCAAGAGATAGGCAAGTAGGTGGAGATCATTACAAGCGGATGGACATTGAGCCGTGGGATGTAGTCGATACCTGGCCGCTTGAGCAGCGGATCGGATACTACCGGGGCGGGGCGCTAAAGTACCTGATGCGGATGGGATCTAAGGACCAATCGGCAGAAGAGATTGGCAAAGGGCAGCACTACATGGAGAAGCTCTTGGAACTCCTGGTCATAGAGTCAAACAGCAGGAAGCGGAAATGAGAACGATAGACGAAAAGGTCTGGGACTACCTGGTCGAGCACAAGCGGCCTGTAACATCTAAACAGTTGGCCAAATATTTCATCGTCTCTCAGCAGTCTGTAGCCCGAGCCCTGGGCAAACTCGCTGAGCGGCAAGTCGTGGATAAGTTTTACCAAGGCAATACTCTTCTCTACAAGATAAAGGACTAATCATGCAGATCACACCAGCCACCGGTTCTTACCTGGCCCAAGACACAATCACCATCGAACCCGTCCGCCAAGACCCACCGTTTACCATGTACGGTCTTCTGCCGGATGCCAAGGACGAGGCCATGAAGAAGGCGCTGATGGCCCTGCTTCTCTGGGAGGAGATGATGCCCAAGACTGCCGCACGACTAGTCCGTGAAGAGGCTATCGAAGCGCTCCAAAAGTATGTCTAATTACCGGGACAAGAAGCTCCTGGAGGTGGTCAGAGACGCGCCCTGCCAGATGTGTGGCATCAAAGACGGGACGATCTGCGCGGCACACAGCAATCAGCTCAGGGACGGGAAGGGCAAAGCCATCAAGGCCCATGACTTCCGCCTGGCAGCGCTCTGTTACAGGTGCCATTCCCGTATAGATCAGGGGGCGGACATGAGCAAAGAGGAAAGACTGGAGGCATGGGAGGCAGCGCACCGGGCAACCATAGGCTGGCTGTTCCTGAACGAAAAGCTAAAAGTCTTGTCCTAGAGTGGCGTAGGTGCTACGCTTGGTTTGTTTCATGGTTTTACTCTCCTCCCTCACAGGGTTAGATCCAGGTTGATTCCCCTCGCCCTGGATCTTTTTTTTGCCTATCATATGGACGGGGCCAGGCGACGGCTCGGCGTCGTTAAATAGCCTGTATCCTTTGGCAAAAGGTGCAAATGAATCCTGGCCCCCCCGACTGGTAAAATTTACCACCCCCCTTGGAACTTTTCTCCAGCTTTGCTATCCTACGGTTGTCGGAAGTGACGCTCCGGCATTTGGCGCAAACCGTGTATCACCAGAACCTCCTAGAGAGGGCTTGATGTCATCGTTTGGTTTGCGCCCGATGCTGGCCTGTCAAAGCCCAAGTCCTCCCTAGGGGGTTTTTCTTTTGGGCGCTCCGACTGCGGTTTGTGTGGACGGGGTCTCAACGCCAGCGCACTGACCAAAGATCTGAAACTGGGGGAAAGCTGCGGAAGAATCAGAACGGGGTGGCGAAGCTAGTGCCCCAGCAGCGAACGACTGGCGAGTCAAAGCGGCTCCGGCGGACAGACTTTGTAAAGGCCACCAGATCAACTGTAACATCTGTTACAGTAAGACGATCTGGGATGGCTGAGTCTTGCCCACCAGCAGACAGGTGTCGTTAAGTAGTTCTACGAGATAGCTTAAAGATTAAAAACAACAAAGGGGGGTAGCTCCCTCAAAATTATGGTGTAACATTGTTACAGGGTGTAACATAGTTACAGACAGGAGAGAACATGGTCCCACACGTAGTTGCTTTTGGTGGCGGCGTAGATTCTACGGCGATGGTTATTGGCCTTGTTCAAAGGAATGAGCCGATAGATCTTGTATTGTTTGCTGACACGGGTGGCGAGCGTCCAGAAACATACGCGCACATCGAATCTTTTAGTGCCTGGCTAAAAGAGCGAGGCTATCCTGGCATTGTGACCGTTTGGAAGGTGAAGGACGGAGAGCGATATACCCTTGAGCAAGACTGCATCGAACACAGCTCCCTACCAAGCATTGCTTACGGCTTCAAGCGATGCTCAGACCACTTTAAAATTCGTCCACAAAATACTTACCTTCGTGAGTGGGGGCCCGCCAAACAGGCATGGGCCGATGGCAAAAAGGTAGTCAAGTACATTGGTTACGATGCTGGCGAAGAGCGCCGCAAAGAAAACGCTGACCGTAAAGTCGATACAAAGTACGACTACAAGTACCCGCTCATAGACTGGGGGTGGGAGAGAGAAGAATGCCTGGATGTTATAGATGCTGCGGGCGTTTCTAAACCGCCAAAATCGGCGTGTTTCTTCTGCCCGTCAAGCAGGCCCAAGGAAATTATTGATCTTTCAGAGCGGCATCCAGAACTTTTGGAGCGTGCTTTGAAGATGGAAGAACAAGCAGATCTCAAAACTATAAAGGGGTTGGGAAGGAATTACGCTTGGAAAGAAGTCATATGGATGCACAAAGCCCAAATGACATTGCCTTTTGTTGGATTTGATTTGCCCTGTGAATGCACCGAATAAGGAGAGAAGATGAGCACATTAAAACTTACCGAGATTCGTATCGATGGCGACACGCAGGCCCGCGCCAAGAACAATCAAGAAACCATTAACGAGTACGCGCAGCAGATGCAGGACGGGTCAGTCTTCCCGCCTGTCGTCGTCTTCAATGACGGCAAACACAACTGGCTGGCCGATGGGTTCCACCGCTACTTTGCGACCCGGCAGAACGGCGGATTAGAGATCGAAGTAGAGGCGCACAAGGGCACTGTAGATGACGCCACCCTCTTTGCTTTGGGGGCGGGCGCACGACGCGGCCTGTCGTACAACAAAGAAGATCTCAAAGAGATGATCACGCGGATGGTCAAACACTCCGTATGGGGATCATGGTCTACCCGCAAGATGGCTGAGCACATTGGCTGCTCCCACATGACCGTTAGCCGTATCAAATCCTCCCTTGAGGAAGCCCCCAAAGAGGTCTCCTACACCCGCGCAGGGGTAGAGGCGACCATGGATACCACCGCTATTGGCAAGACGCCCAGAGCGCCCAAAAAGGCTGATCCCGAGGAAGAAGAGATAGAAGAAGACAATCAATCGGCAGAGTTGATAGACACAATCAATAAACTATCGGAAGAGAATGATCGATTGAAAGATGCTATTGCCGTGGGTCAGTTCGATGCCTCGGACATAGAGAAGGCGGATGTGGAGGAGACGATCAAAGACCTGCGGGAACAGATCCGATTGAAGGACATAGAGATTGATGCGCTGCGGGAATCTAGGGACATTCACCAACAAAAGGCAGCGGAGTTATTGAAGACGGTAAACTCCTTGAAGGCCAAGATTAAAAAGATGGGTGGCGAATGAGAGACTATTCCGAGGTGTACCAAGACATAAAGTTAGTGATGGTTGCCTTCTACCGGGAGGCGACCGAGGGCGATAAAGAGAAGGCATTGAAGCTCGCCGCTGATATTAAGATCCTATCGGCAGAACTCATACAGGCATTGATAGCCAAATAGTTTTACCAAAGCCCACGCCAGGGGGCAATCCTGGCAGGAGAGAAAACCATGGAACTGATGTTACGAGAGCATCAGATGAAAGCCATCGATCAGTTACGCGAAGGCTTCAAGAAGGGCCACCGCTGCCAGTTACTCTACGCCCCCACGGGCTATGGCAAAACGGAGTGCTCGATCTATCTGATGAAAGCCACGGCAGAGAACTACAAGCGGGCCGTGATGTTGATGGATCGAATCGTTCTGGTCGATCAAACAAGCCAGAGGCTAGACAAGTACAAGCTAGACCACGGCGTCTACCAGGCCAACCATTGGCGCTACCGTCCCCTTGAAAGGCTCCAGGTCTGCTCAGCTCAGACCCTTGAGCGAAGGGACAACTTCCCCGAGACAGACCTCCTCATCGTTGATGAGTGTCATATCGCACGGCGGCAGACCATAGAGTTCATAAAGTCTCGCCCGAACATGAAGGTCATCGGCCTGACTGCTACCCCATTCACGAAAGGTTTGGGGGATGTCTACACCAATGTGGTCACGGGCAGCCCGACTGAGTTCCTAGTCACCAACAAATGGCTGGCCCCGCTGCGGGTATTCATTGCCAAAGAGATCGACATGACCGGCGCAAAGAAGGTGGCAGGCGAGTGGTCAACCGACGAAGTAACAGAGCGCGGCATCAAGCTGACCGGGGATATAGTCGAGACCTGGATCAAGAAGACCCATGAAATCTTTGGTGGCCCGCGCAAGACAATCGTCTTCTGTGCAGGCGTAGCCCACGGATCTGACCTGGTGGAACAATTCGCCAGGCATGGGTACAACTTTGTGTCCATCAGTTACAAGGATGACGACGAGTACAAGCGTGACGCCATCGCAGACTTCAGCAAGCCAGACACGGAGATTCACGGTCTCATCGCCACGGACATCTTAACTCGCGGTTTTGATGTCCCCGATGTGATGATCGGTGTGTCTGCCCGCCCCTTTTCCAAGTCTCTTTCCTCCCATGTCCAACAGATGGGCCGCGTCATGCGTTCGTATCCCGGCAAAGACTATGGATGTTGGCTTGACCACAGCGGGAATTACCTTCGATTCCGTGACGACTGGGACAAGGTTTACGCGGAAGGCGTGGACGAATTAGATAGCACGGTGGATAAGCCCCGCAAGGAACCGACCGAGAAGGAGAAGAAAGAATCCAAGTGCCCCGCGTGTGGGTTTCTATGGCCGGCCAAGGCAGATGTGTGCGCGGCGTGTGGTCATGTTCGGCAAAGACTCTCGGCCATTCAGTCAGTCCCCGGAGAGATGGAAGAACTAGGGGCGGGCAACAGGGATGACCGGCAGAAGTTTTACAGTCAACTCCTCTACATTTCCAATGACCGGGGATATAACAGGGGGTGGGCAGCGCACAAGTACAAAGAGCGGTTCGGCGTCTGGCCCCGTGGTCTTGAAGAAAAGACCCTGGTTCCCGATCTTAAGATCATGAACTGGATTCGCAGCCGCCAGATCGCTTGGGCCAAGAGTCAGAGGAGGAAGACGGCGTGACATTTGAAGACTTCGCCAGGGCTCACGGTCTCATCATCAATCACACTATCCCGCATCGATGGGTGGCCGTGCCCACGACAGACCACCCTCACAAGCGTAACGGGCGTTACAAAGTCATCGGGGATGTGGGCTGGGTTCAAAACTGGGCGACGATGGACAGGCCCGAGATGTGGAAAGGCCAGGCTCCGCTCACGATCAAGTCTTATGTCCCGAAGGATGACCGGGAAGAACTAGCCCAGAAGGCGGCGCAGAAGGCGGCGTGGATTCTCAAACAATGCACGACCGAGACGCACCCATACCTTGAACGAAAGGGATTCCCCGACGAACGGGGCAATGTCTGGCAGGGAAAGCTAGTTATACCGATGAGAAGGGCGGGCCGACTTGTCGGATGCCAACTCATAAGCGGTGATGGGGAAAAGAAGTTCCTGCACGGTCAGGTCACGAAGGGCGCATCGTTCACAATCGACGCAAAAGGGATTGACATATTCTGCGAGGGTTTCGCTACTGCTCTTTCGGTGCGTGCCGTTATGCAAGCTATAAAGATTCGATACCGAATCCATGTGGCGTTCTCGGCAGGAAATATGAAGGAAGTATGTCGGGCCTTCGATGGTGGAATCGTCATCGCAGACAATGACGCGTCCGGCGTGGGTGAGAGAACCGCCAGGGAAATAGGCAAGCCTTACTTTCTGCCACCCACAGTCGGGCACGATTTCAACGATCTGCACTTGGCCGTGGGTGTTTTTCATGCCTCACAATCACTTAAGAAAGTTTTGATAGATGCCCGGCGAGAAGACGCTGAAACTTTGC